AATTATGATATTGTTCATTTACATAATCATAAACATCAATTGTATCTTTATCATCTTCATCAGCATATAATAAATCTCTTTCATACTTTTCTAATTGTGTACTTATTTCATTAGCTATTTCAAATGGTAATTCTTGTGATTTAGCATATAATTTAAATGCTGATTTTCTTTTAAATGTTCCGAATGCAATCATTGGATAAGCATGATTTTCTCCTAATATAGTAGTTTGTGCTTGAGCAAAAACTTCTGGATTGCCAGTATTTAAATCTAAATCAGGTAAAGATTTTGTTTCAAGAATTCTGCTTTCACTAATAAATCTTTCTGGATAAAGCGTAATAGGAGAAGTAAATCTATCTACATTGCTAAATCCTAAAAGAGTATTTGTAAAATATCCTACACCAGATCCTCTTCCTGATTTAGTAATAATACCACCATTTTTTAATGCTTCTTCAACTATTGCATGATCTATTAAAAAATAATCTGACATACTAGTATTTTTAATAACTTTTACTTCTTGTTTCATTCCTTCTATATATCTTTCATGTTCTTCTTTTGGTACTGTTTCACTATATTCATTCCATTTCTTTGTAAGTAAAGTAGTATATTTTTTATCTTTTTCTTTTTGTGTTAAATCTGGATATAATGTAGGTAATTTAATATTATCATTAAATTTAATGTCTTCAAATTCAAGAAATATATTGGTATTATTAATTGCTTTTAAAATATTTTGTTCATTTAAAATTCCTTGTGTAATAAATCTACTATATGCTTCTTCTCCATTTGGATAATCTAGATACCATCCATATTCTTCTTCATATCTAATTCCTTTTGCTTGAAGAACATCATCTCTTTCTTGTGATTGATGAGGATAAATATAATGAGAATCACAACCCATAATAATATCTATAGAATGATTATTAGATAAATCTACAATCATTCTATTAATTTCTTTTTGTTTATCTGTATCATGATATTGTACTTCTAGCATAAAATTTTCTTTAAAATGATTATGTAATTGAATAATAATATCTTTTATATCCTCATAAAGCCAAAATGCCACACATGCAGATGAAATAAATACTTCATCATTTGGTAAAGATAATAATAATTCTAAGTCAACTCTTGGTTTATAATAATATCCTTCAATATTAGCTTGAGATAATATTTTATTAATTGCTCTTCTACCGATTTCTGATTTAGCAAAAATACATATATGTGAATTAGTTCTATCTTTATCAAATCTATTTTTTACCCAATATGCTTCAGTTCCAAAAATAAATTTTAAATTATATTTTTTTGCTAAATCATATGTATTATAATAATGTCCTTGCCAACCATGTTCACAACTAGATAATATTTTATGTTCTAATTCTACTGCTCTTTTTGCATAATCTTCAATCATTACAGATGAATCAGGAGTAAAAATATTACTATATGATGAGTGCCGATGAAAATTTTGAAATTTAATCATACTATATTCTCTACTATTTTATAATTTTTATTATTTGTTATTTTGTATTTAATAATATCTAAATTATTTGGGATATTTCTTAATATTATGTCATCTATTTTGCATGATGAAATTGCATCAAAAGTAATATATCTTTTATCTTTTTTTTGTTTAGAAATTATATTAAATTTATTTTTAAATATATTCATTGCTAATTGTATATCTTCATCTGTATATTCTGCAACACATAATTCCCAATTATATTTATCTCTATACCCATCATCTAACATCCAAATTGAAAATGAAAATTCATTCATTAAATTTAATAAATATGTATATGATTTTCCTCTATATTCTAATAAACAATCATGTATTCTTGTAGATAATCTATATTGTGGTTGACATAAATACATTTTACCATTGAATTCTCTATAACATGCTTCTTTCCTAACAGGAGAAATATTACAGAATTCCTTAAGATTATTATATTTATAATATAAATAATCTTTTTGATTTTCTGCATGTGATTCTATAAATATAGGTTGATCTTCTCTCTTATCAATATGACCATCTCCTAACATTGAACCAACAATTAAATCTTTTTGTTTTTCATTTAATTGCTTATTAACTTGTCTATATTCTTGAGTTATTCTATGTATTTCGGTACACCATTTTTCAATCACTCTTTTTGTACATTTTGCTTCTTTTGCCATTTCTTTATGACTTAAACCTTCAATCATATATTTTTGATAACACCAATTATAATCTTGATATATAGCTTTAAATTTATTACTATTTTTATATTTTGTTTTTATTCCCATTTGATTTACTTTACTATTAATTGATATAACACTTTTATGTAATATTTCTGCAATCTCTTTATATGGAATTATTTTTTCTACTAATTCTATTAATTTATTTTCTTCTTCTAATGTCCAATAAATTCTTTTATCATTTATATCCGGTTGTGAAGAATCAATTATTTTACCATGATTTTTTATTTGCAAATAATGCTTGTTACATAGATTTTTGCCATATTTACTATTTTTGTTAAATCTTGATGTATTTAATTCTGATACACCACATATACTACAATATTGCATATTATTCCTCCTTATTATTTTTTTAATATATTTCTATATCTTTAATAAGAACTTGTTTTGATTTTATAACTTCTTTTTTACCAAAGTTATACCATGAGTTAACACTTAAATTTCCTAAAACATCGACAAACATAGCATTTTTAATGTCTTGTATTTCATTGGTAGTAACATTAAATTTAACACATTCTAAATCTTCTGCATTAAATTTTAAATGTATATCTTTCATTATTTTTATTTCTCCAATAAATAAATCTTCAATAATAAATGTTGGTTCCTTAAATCCTTCTCCTGCAATAAATGATAATCTTTGTATTTCATATAATAAATCCCATGTAATATCATCTACATTTATTTTCATGTCTGCTTTTACTATATATTCTTGTTTAATATGTTCAAGTTTTTCATCAATAATTTCGTATATTTTTTCTATATTTTCTGGTTTAAATTCCAACCCAAAAGCTGAACTATGACCTTCTACACTTTCAAATAATCCTGTGTCGGATAAAATTTGTTTAAAATCAAATTCATTACCATAACCTCTCCCACTACCATTAAAAGTATTTGCTTCTGTATCTAGGCTTACAACCAAAGTTGGTTTTTGATATTTTTGAGCAATGCTATTTGCTATTAAACCATTTAATGTTGAATTTGCTTTTAATTTTGTTGCATCAATAATTATTATTTTATGTGATAAATCAATAATCTCATCTATTTGTTCTACAATATTACTTTGAAGTAATTTTCTTTTGTCATTCATTCCACCGCATAATTTAATCATTTTTTTTAATTTTTTATGATCATCTGTAATTAAAATATTTATTATATCTTCAATTTTCCCAAGTCTAATAATTGAATTTATAAATGGAACTAAATAAAATGCAATTGTTGTAGCATTTGGTTTATATTCTTTTTTTAAATATTTTAATATTGCAAGTAATGAGGAATCACAATTATTATGTATTTTTAATAATCCTTTTTGAATTAAAAATCTTGTTTCAGGTTGTGTTACATCCATCATATCTCCAATTAAACCTACTGCACAAATATCAATATATTCATCAGCATAAAAATTCATTGTAATTTCATCTATTGCTTTACAAGTTTGATATACTACTCCAACTCCACTTAGATATTTATTTTCATAATCATTATATTGGGGATTTACTATTATAGCATAAGGATTATCTCTTTCAAAATGATGATGATCTAATATTATAATATCCATATAATCTTTTAATTCAAAACATTCATCAATTGAATTACTGCTACTATCAACAACAATTAATAAATCTATACTTTTTGATATATTATTTACCTTTATCCCATGACCATCTTTTCTTTGATGATATAATATTTTTGGTTCAATATTATAGTTTTTTAAATACTTATACATAAATACTAAAGAGGTTATTCCATCTGTATCTATATCTCCATATATCCCTATTTTTAAATTATTCTGAATTGCATTTATTATTATTTCTACTGCTTTTTTCATATTAGATAATTTCCAATGACTGTTTACATCAAATTCTGTTGGATTTAAAAATTTATCTTTATTTTTTATCCCTCTTATTTTTAATATTTTATTAGTTATTGAATCATATGTATCATATATCTCTTTAGGTTCTAACACCTTCCAGTTTTTTTTCAAAAAGTTACACCCACTCTACATAATTATTTTTTAATTCTATAAATTTCTCTTTACCTAAATCTGTAGGACTCATTTTTGATTCTTTAGGTAATATTTTATTTTCTTTATCTATGATATATCCTACCTTAATATCTTGAAATTTTAACATTGATTTTATTTTATTAATTTGATTTACAACAATTTCTTCTTTTAAACCTTCATCCATCCCTAATATTATTTTTTGAGGTTGTAAATTTATTATATTTATTATTTGAGGATAATGAATTGAATTTCCACCCAATGCTAATCCAGTATATATATTCATACTATCTAATTGCATTGTTCCCTTTTCAGATTCAAAAATATATAATTCTTCACATCCTTGAAGATGTTGGTAATTTTCTATATAACCATATAATGTTTGAGATTTTGGATGAGGAATTACTGGACACCATTTTAATGTATTATCCATTTCATAATCTCCTATATATCTTCCAGTAATTCCTATTAAATCTCCTTCAAAACTCCACCAAGGACATGTAATTCTTTGGGATATAATATCAAATCCAATTTTAAATTTCTTTTGTGTTTGAAATGATATATTATCACGAAAAAACATAAGATTATATTTAGATAAATATTGATTTAAAATATTCTCGTCATAAGTTTTTAATTCTATAATATGTGAATTTTTAGATTTAATTTTATTATAGAATCCTCCAAATACAGATTTTTTTTTCTTATAATAACTAAATAAATCAATTCCTAATTCTTTTTTAATAATATTAATAACTTCTTTAAATTCAACATTTTTACTTTTAATAATAAAACTGATAAAATCACAATTAATTCCTCTACCATAATCAGAAACATATAAATATTGATTATTATGTAATTTAATTCTTATTGATGTTTTATTAGTTTTTTCATTAATACCAGCACGAATCTCATGTGATTTGAGATCAATATTATGAAACTCATAATATTCTAATATATTTTGTATATGTGTAGGATTATCTATGAGTTTTTGTTTGATTTCAGTTATCACAAAATTCGCTCCATCCATATAATTTATGTAGTCAAATAATTGAATTTATCCTCCAATTTTTCCATGTTTCGGTCTCGAATATGCAGATTCAGTAAATGTTCCTGTATTTCCATTAAATTTTAGAAGCATGGCTACTCCTGTATCACTTGAATTTTCCCCATTTCTATTTTTCTCAAAGAATAACATTCTATAAACTGCTGTTGGATCTGGTTCATATTCTTCTTCACACCATTTATTTTGTATTTTTACTCTTTTAAATGGTTTACAATAATACCTACTACTTTTGTCTAATTCATCTGAAAATACTGGTCTAATTAATAATAATGTTTCTAATATTTCTTTTATTTGTTTTGATTGACTTAATGTTGAAGCATCTAAAAATAATATTCCAAATAATGCTTGTGCTAATTGAATATTTGCTAATCCTATAAGGTTATATTTTTTAGCAAGTTTATCTAATTCTCTAGAATCTTTAATTAAATTTAACCAGTTTTGATCTCCTTTCATATTTGTTAATTCTGATTTAAATGTATCGTAGACAAAACAATCGAATCCATGAGACAAAGCATAATATCTTACTTTCTTTTTTACTAAATTAATGTCTGCATCTGCTATTTGAATAAATTTAAAATATTTACTATATTCTTCATTCCATAATTTTTGTGCTTTTTTTATATATTCTTTATCTATATCTGTTAATTCATTTTTATTTTTTATTTTTCTTTTAGTTACTTTAAAATATTTAAACTTTTTAGCAAGTAACCATGTAATAAATTGAATCTTAAATACTGTACTTTTTTGTTCATTTGTAATAATTAATGTTTTTTTCTCTTGTGAAGCTAATGCCATCAATATTGTAATAATTAATGTAGTTTTCCCAGAAGAACTAAACCCACCTAACATATGTAATGCTCCTGATAATAAACCACCTATTTGATTGGATATATAAGGAAAACACATTACATTATTTCCATCACAATCCACTCCACACGTATTAAATGGCACACCACTTTCTAATCCTGATTGTACTTCTTCAATAAATTCATCTGTAATATCAAGATTACCTTCTTCTATAATTTTACTGCTATTTCTGGTTGAAAATGTTGATAGTTTATTTTCATAATATTCAATAACACTTTCACTATCCATTTTCCTAAATAAATCTAATGGAATAATATTTTTAACGTCTTCTTCTACGGCACTTAACAAATTAAATCCACTATTATATAAATTAATTATAATGTTTTCTCTGTATAAAATATCTAAATATGTATCCCAATTTTTTTCATTAATTATATCAATTAGATTTTGTATTGTATTCCATCCACCTCTATTTTGAAAACTTTCTTCAATTGTTTCAGACACATTAGATAGAATAGTTATTTCATCGATAGAAGGGAATCCTTTAGACCTTATATTTTGAATTAAAGCAAAATAAAATCTACCATCTATTGATAAAAAATCTTCAATTTTAAGATTACATTCATCAAGTAATAAAATATCTTTGAATAAACACGAAATAACATTACCTTCTATAGTAATTCTACCCTTGAGAAATTGTTCAGGATATTTATTACATCCACTAATAAAATCACTCAAATTATCCCTCCAATTCTTTTATATATTCTAATAGATTTTTTTTACGTTCTTTTGATTTATAATTAACTTCAATTATTTCAATATACGATTGCCTAATTGCTTCTGGTTCTTTTAATTTATAATCTTGCAAATTATTATTAAGTATCGTTATAAAATATCTAATTTTTCCGTATTCACTACTAAAATCTTTAGACATTACTTTTTCTAAGAAATTAATATTATCCATTAAATATGAATTAATTTTTTTATATGTATAAATTTCTGCAATTATTTTTAATTCTTTAAATAATGCAGTATTTGTTATAGTATATCCAAATATTTTATTAATGTTTTCTATACAATTTATTCTATTTTCTTTTTCTTCCCTTATTAATAGATAATCTTTTTCAGTACAATAGTATTCATTTTTACCATTAATAATAACTTTAAATGCAGTATTTCGTTCTATTTTATTGTTTTCATGACATTTACATTTAACTAATATAATTATCACTACCTTATTAAAATTTAAAAAATAGAGAGAATTATATTCTCTCTATTAAATTATATACTATTCAAAATATGTAATATTTCTTCAAATACTTTTGTTGGTAATGCAAGATCAAATTTTGATGTACCATTTTTCTCTAAAATATCTTTCACTGATTGTTTCTGTTCAGGATTAGCAGTCTTATAATGACTAG